TTGTCGTCTGAAAAGTAATTACCTGCCAATCCGCCTAATAATCCTGCTACTAAAGGACTCATATATCTCTCCTATTTCAATTCGCTGTACTTAACAGCATAGTATCCATTATCCATCTTAACAACCGCATTAGGGAACAACTCTTTAACTTCCTGCGCAATAACACCAATCGTATGATTCATGTCAGCACCGAACTTCTCTGCGCCTTCTTTCCAATCCCACTTATAGATGTTTAAGCCTGATTTAAGTTTGCCCATCTTAGTGATGTTTTTCTTTAATCGCTCGTCTGAAGGGAAAAGACCTGGAATCTGACTTGCTGCCGTTAAGTATCCAAATAGTCCTGGGTTTGATGATTCGTGCGTACTTGTTGGTGTACCTGTAGCACCTAGTGCTTGAGTAACATAGCCTAAGCCTGCTTGTGGATGACCTGTGTAACCACCATACTGTCCTTTCGCAGCATCGATTAATGCTTGCATCATAGCCTGTTGCTGTGTACCTTGACTTGCTAAGTTGCTCTGTACTGTCTGACCCATGCCGAAGCCTAAGTTAGCTAGTCCACCTAATTGTTGAGCCGCACTTAATCTGTTAGCCGAGCCTTGTAGACCTGCTGATTGATTAAGTTGTTGCGCTCTCATCAAGTTTTGAATATCTTGCATACCTGCTTGTTGATTCGCAAGTTGTGCTTGACGTACATTACCAATATCAAATTGTGATGCGGCTTGATTAAGTTGACCTGCTTTCAACCTGTTACCGATGTCAAACTGACTTGCTTGTTGGTTAGCAAGTTGTTGTTGACGAGTATTCGCAATATCAAACTGACCTGCCCTCTGATTAGCAAGCTGTTTCTCTCTAGTGCGACCAATGTCGAATTGACTTGCTGCTTGATTTGCTAATTGCTGTTGACGTATATTTCCAATATCAAATTGAGAGGCTCTCTGATTAGCTAATCCTGCTTGCATTCTACTAGCAATATCTTGTTGTGCTGCTTGCTGTGCTTGTTGGAAGTTAGCTTGTCTTAGACCTGTAGCTGACTTAGCCATTTGCTCAGTAATGTTTCTACCAACCTCACCCATAGCGATACCATGACGTGAGCCACCGAATGCGCCTGCTGATGATGCTTGCGAACCTAAACCTGTTAATGCTTTCTGACCACCACGTAATATGTCGTCTTCTGTAGACTTAATTACTGCGTCAGTATAAGGATTCATATAAGGGTCGAAGTTAGTACCTGCTAGTTGACCTGCGGCTACTTGTGCGCTTTGACCAACACCACCTACACGACCACTCTTAGCTACATCGCCTATAGTTCCACTCTTAGCTACATCGCCCACAAGACCACTTCTACCAGGGTCGCCAATTCTAGCACTTTGGTTTACACCACCGATAGTTGCACTTGTTCCTGGTACACGTACCTGTTGGGGTTGGTATCCCATCTCTTGTCGTGTACCTTGCATAGCAGAGGTAATACCTTGGGCTGACTGAGTATTAATGTTTTGTGTTGCAGGTCTGACTGCGTAAGGTGTAGGTTGAGGGGCAGGCTGTACATTGCCACCACCCTTACCTCCTTGGGTAGGGGTTTGTCCGACAGGCATAGGTGTAGCACCTAATGCAGGAACTTTATTACCACTAGGTGCTGTACCACCGCCAACTGCAACATTTTTAGGCTCTTCATACTTAATGTACTTATCGCCTCTCTTTTGCCCTGCGTTAGGATTTAGTACATATCTATCACCTTGTTGGTAATATTGATTGTAGTAATCAGCGCCTTTTCCTTCACCCCAATCTTCTAATCCTGTGTCACGTCTTAAATATCCTATAGTATCAGAAATGTTAACTTTTCCATCACCATTAATATCAGCAGCTGCAAGCCTGTCACCCTCTAATACGGTGTTGCCAACAATATGCTGATTAATATTATCAGCAAAGTTGCCTAATAATGAATTTCCTCGTGAATCATAGAAATCTTGTGGAGTGGCTTTTTGCATATCAACTGCTAATCCGCCACCTGTACCAGGTGTTGCTACGTTTACTGTTGGTTGTGCGTTAATAGGATTTCCTGTCCTATCAACTGCTAATCCGCCACCAAGTCTAGGAGTGGAATAGTCTACTGCAGGTTGTGCGTTAATAGGATTTCCTGTCCAAAGTCCTGTTGTTCCACCTGCATTTGGTGTACCTACTGTGCCACCACCTTTACCGCCACCTGAAGTTGCTTGCTGTGTTGGTGCGCCTGCTTGACCTGCCATTATACTTTCTCCTTCAAATACTTCTTAGCTAGCTCTCTAACCATGACCTTATATTTAGATAAAGCCTTAATATCATCTCTATCTTGTACGATTAAGTCATAGATAGGTTTAAGATGGTTATCCCAAATATCTCTATAAATGTCTTTTGAATTTTCTTTAGAGTCAATAGCATCAACAATCTTAGGAGCTGTAACTCTATATCTACCAAATGATGAGGTAAATGTAGGATGCCAAGTAGCCATGTAGTCACGCCAATCGTTAAATACATTTAGACCTTCTTCGCCTAATGCTTGAGTAGATGCTGTAGCGATGTAAGAACCACCACCGCCTCCGCCACCACCGCCTGAGTCGCCACTAGAGTCATCATCAAAGCTAGTAGCAAAGTCCATGTCGTCTTGAGAGAATCCAGCCTCAGCGTAATCACCTGCTGTAGTACCTTCTGAAGTGTCTGTATCACCCCAACCGCCACCACCGCCTGAGTCGCCATAGACAGGCGTTCCATCATCGTAGAACGGATTTCTGTCTTCTACTTTAACATCACCAATAACAGTATTGCCGAAATTATCATAGTCAGTACCACCACCTGTAGTGCCATATCCATACGCACCATCAGGGTTAGTTACACCAACACCGTCTACAACACCATAATCAGGGTTTCCTGCTGCGTTCCAATTAATAGAACCATCATCCATAACATAAGAGCTAATGTCTCCACCATCAGTAATTTGATTATCATACAGACCTGTACTAGGGTTGTAGTCTGAATAAGAACTGAAGTTTCCACTACTTACTTGGTCACTGAATGAAGGACCTGTAATACCACCACCACCACCTGGTTGAGTGTTTGCACCGAATAAAGCATCATACTGTGCCATAGTGCCTGGTTGTTTCTGTCTTAGGGTTTCAACACCCTGTTCGAATATAGGTGCTGAAGAATAACCTTGTACACCACCTGCATAAGTAGTTGGTTCAGGCATTCCTTGATAGGCTGTTAATGTATTAGGTTGAACAAGACCAAATGCTTCTGCTGCGCCAATGTTGGCTTGAGCTGCTGCTTGTTGAGTTGGATTAAATGCTGCAACATCAGGACCATACCATGGCATGTATCCCATACGTTGAATATCTTCTGCTCTTGCAATGTTTCTGATTGCAGGTTCTTCCATCCACTTAGGGATTTCCTGAACACTTGAACTGCTTCCGCCTTTTCCGCCACCTGACATATTAAAACTCCTTACTTAATGTGACAAATTGCTCTTTCCAACCATATTTGTCTAAAATCTTTTTCCACCCTGGACGACCTGCTATAGTCATTCCAACGCATCCTTGAGCCTTAGCCCATTTTACCGCATCATCGTGCATATCTGTAATTTGCTCAAGTTTTCCACCTGCTAAAAACACATGTAGAACTTTTTTCTTAGGATACACTACTATTTCTGTTACCGCACAACCTTTTTCGCCTGACCAAAGTTGCATATTTCCTTGTAAAACACCTTCAACCACATCAATATAATCGTGTGTGTTTCCACCTTTGTCTAAAGCAGATTGAATCCACTCTCTACTTCTTAATAATTCTTCCTGAATACTCATGGGTCTAACTTAACCTTTACCCATGCGCCATTCTTTGACACTACAATAGTCTGGTTTGTCCTATCCCACATCAAAACACCATCTTCTGCTGCAGACTCTCCGTCCGTCAAGTATCTTAGCTTGTCTTTATCTCTAGCAAGGAATGAGACCAACCTCTCGCCCCAAGCCTTCCAATTCTCACCTAATGGTGGTGGTGGAGCTGAAATCATCTCTTACCACCTGCTCTTGCTTCAATTCTCATTACACCTGAACGCCAGTCATCACTACCTGTGCCTTCAACTCTCATTCTGATTTGTCTACCTGTAAAACGAAGAGAAGTAGGATTCCCTGTGTTATATGGTCCGTATGTACGCTCTGTATCATTTGGATGGAATCGTGTCTTAAAGGTGACGTTTACTTCGCCCTGTGTCTTTTCATCAGGAATTAGTTGTGATACTTTCATTACACCATCGCCATTGCCTAAACTAATAGGTCCTGACTCTGCAAATGGTGTATCTGTACCATGTACACTCCCTAATTCATGATTGTAAAGATTACCACTTGAATCTGCCCAAATAGGTGTGCTAAATACACCACGGTCAATACAAGCTGTTCTGTCCATAGTTCCGAACGACCAAACACCCTCTTTATAATCTAGTGAAATATACTTATTGTTCTCAATCGAGTTTGACGAAGGGTAGAACCACCAAATCTCACCATGTTGGGTATTGTTTACCGCATACACTTTAGAAATCTGATTGTAGTTAATATCATCGAATACATAGTCTAATACATCACACTTAATCTCTTTAGCTACCGAGCCATCGAATGTGAAGAATCCTCTGTGTCCCATCCAAAACGCACCCTCGTCAATAGAGACTAATGCTTTACGTGATGAAATACCACAAGCTGTACCTACACGTTCAAAGCCATATACGAACGGTGGTCCTGAGTAAGTTGCTACATGAGCATCATTATCTGTAAGAATAAGAGTTCTTCCTCTCATTGGTGTGCCACACATAATACGACCAGTAGTCTGCAACTCCATATCACCTGCTTCGTTAGTAGCTGATGGTGTCCATACCGTATTCGCCTCTCTATCTGACCATTGAACCTTTCTAGGGTTTCCACCTGCGCCAAGAGCAAATACAAATCTCTCTTCAGTCACAAGCATTGATTTATTATTAATAGGGGCGTTAGTTAATGCTGTAGGTAATACTGCTGTGTCTAATTGCCACTCGTAAATCTTGCCGTCTGTTGTTGAACATGCTAATAAGTATTCACCCCATGAATCTAATGACCATGTTGTTGCTTCATCATAAACGCCTGTGAACGGTCTTTGTGTTCCGTAGAATCCTGTTCCATAGAATGTACCGCCATACGCCACGTTTGTTGTAGCGTGTTCATCACCTGATGTTAATCCTACAGGGGTAATATCGCTAACAATACTAGACTCAGTCATAGCATATAGCTTGTTATATGTGCCTGATGCAATATGTGAATCTGCGCTGTTATCTGCCCAACTAATAATACCTCTAGGTGGTGCTGCAAATGCCGATGCTTTTCTGCTAATCCATCCACCAACAGGGCGTAATGAGCCATCTTGCCATCTTACAAGATTACTATCTCTCCATCTATTTGATTGTTCAAACTCTGTTCCGTTTCTATAAATGCCTGGTGGTAACTGTAATGGTACTAAACTCATGCTGCTATCTCCGTCCAAGTATCTGTTGATTCTGTAATATTAGTCCAAGTATCTGAACTTTCTGCCACCTCTGTCCAAGACTCTGCGCCCTCTGCTGTAACTTCCCACTTCTCTCTACCTATTGCTGTTGAAGTAGATGTAGACTCCATACTACCACTAAAATGCTTAACTCTATTACATGTTGCTGTAATGCTCGATGTAGGTAATATTGTTGCTCCTGTTGAATAGATTGCTACACTATTAGCACTAATAATCGATGAAGATGTAACAACACTATCTGACCCTCTAACCCTTTGACTATCACTTGCTGTTGTACAAGCAGATGTAATTGTACTACCTGTTGCTACAGTCTTAGCTGCAACACAAGATATAGAAGAAGTAGAGGTAGATGTTGCTGATGCGTTTACGGTTTTGAAGGCAATAGTGAACGTAGCGGAATCGCCCATTACTATTGAGCCTGATTCCCTAACCCTCTGTGAGTCTGCCGAAACAGAACTCGTCATGGTTATAGGTACAACACCTTCTTCTAAATCTGCTGTTGAATATGCTGCCTTACCGTATTTGTAAGCACCGTATAACATCTTAGTCTAGCGTAATATCCAAGTCTGCGTTTGGAACTCTAAATACATCACCTGAGTCAATAGTCTTAGATGTTGTTAATGCTGCGTAAGCCATCAAGTTACCTGCTGTTGAAGCATCAAATACACCAACATGAGTAACTGTACCCCAAGATGCGCCTGCTGTTGGAAATTCAACTGCTGCGTTATTTGAAGTCGTGTTGCCTGCTGTAGTAAATGCTACAGTTTGACGAGCATAGCCTGTGCCTGATACTTCTGTACCACCGCCTGTCTCACCTGGTGCTGCTGTATATAAAGCCAAGTATAAAGTAGCAGGTGCTGTGTATGCTGCGCCTGCGAATACGTGGTCTAAGATTTCTGTTTCTAAAAAGTTTGTAAATGACATTAGCCTTGTCCTCTAATTTTAAGTTTTAAGCCTGAGCCACTAAACCTAGCACTCTCAGACGATTGATTTAATTGAGCAACAGCTGCGCCATACATCTGCGCCCATACCCCTACTCTTTCATCCTCTGCCAAATACGGTGCTGAATGTAATAGCGCACCATAAAGGTACACATCAGGCGCTTCTGACAAAAGCCAATTTGTTGTATTACTAGCACTTAGACCTGTAGTCTTAGCGTAGTA